CGGATTTTGAGACCATGTTCCAGATTCTGATGTGTATTACACTGGAGTTTCTAACGAGACGGCTGGACCCGTCGCGAATGCAGTTGCCGGCTGTAGGCGTGGCTTCAGGGTAGACCCTCACCACCTAATCAACAAATGTCCACACAACGGTTGGTGAGCTTACCGTTGATAATGTTGATCAGGCCTGGTTTCCCTTTGCCACCTTGGAACAACCTAGTCGGCAATGCGGGTTTAAGTCCAAAACGGGGTCGAGCGTTGGTAGATCGTGGCATGCGTATAGCTGACTGCGCCTGTGAAAACCGGTGTGATTGTGATCACAGCGGGCACGGACGTGTCGCTTTTAAACACGGCTGCTTCGAAGATGTAAATGGGGTTGCTAGCGACTCCACTGTTTTGCGACACCATAGTCGTGTTCTTGACGACTAGTGCTTTTGTGCATCCCGTTACGGCATAACTTGGAATCCCGGTAGTAGTGAACACCGTGGTAGCATAAAGGTTGATATACACATAAAACCAGCCAGCAAGTTGCGGGCTGATCGTGATAGTGTTCCCAACCAACGCAATACGATCGGTTAGTGTCCCATTTCCGTACTCTATGTCGTTGCCAAAGATCGAACTGCTCGTGATGCCCTGTGACGACTCAGCGCTAAGTCCCGCACTCGGATCGAGCACAGGCGACGTGAGCATCGGCTTCTTGAGTTCGATCTCGTAACTGACCCACAGATCGCCAACGACACCGGTGGTTTGCATGCCTGAGGTGGCCACAAAGGTGGTACCCAGGTCATACAGCAATTGGTCTGCACCACTGGTCAAGGCACCCGTGCGCACATAGTGGAGGTTGTAAGGGTTTTCTTTAGGGTCACACTCTATCGGGTGACACCCACTTTCGTAGGGTGTGATTTCAGTGGACCAAAACTCATTCAACATTTCCATCTTAGTGGTAGGTGCTGTGTCGCCGGCTCTGTAGGTGGTCTGCATCATTACACTGCCAAGCGCAGTGCTGGCAGTGCCCACCGCTGTGCCACTGGTCGGCACGTAGTGGAAAACCATACCCAGGATTTTGTACTCCTGGAATTTGGCCGCAATTGCAGCGAGCCAAGGGAAAGTGCTCGATAAACCAGGGTTGATGTTGTACGTTTGTTGCACGGTGAATGCAGTCGAACCCAGGATTTCTCCCAGGTACTCCTTGTGCCTCACAACGATGGATTGGCCATCCTTATGCATCATTGGTACATCATCACTGGCCCTCTGTACAATGCTGTTCTTTGACAGGGCGTAGTCGCCACTGCCCAGCCACTTGCTCAGGCCTGCCCCCAGTTGCCTCCCTATGCCCCCTCCGGCACCACCCGCACCCACTAAGGATCCTATGGCGGTGCCACCAAGACTTCCGAGCCCGCGAAGTGCGGCCCCTAGTCTCGTCATCTCCTGGTCGCGCTTGCGTGCCACGACCATCTTCACTCGTTTTGCCCGCTTGGGCCTGTTGCGCTTCTGTTGAACCATTGGACGTTCTATTCAACATTAAACCCGGGTTGGAGCACGAGAGCTTCACGCTCAATCGGTGCATCCAGTCTTAAGTCCATTTTGGTCCTGCGCAACCACCGCTCATAAGCAACTTGGGTGTCGGGGAGCACACCGAACGCGTAGTAATACGAAACACGCGTCCTAGCTGTTACAGCAGCTCCCTGTTTCAAGCCAACACCCAATTGTAGTTGCGAGCGGTTGCGGTACACTTCATCTATCATTTTGCCAGCCGGCAGGCCGTGTTTCTTGTACACTGCGTAGAGGTCACCATGGATCGGGACCCCCGCGCCAAGTGCACCACCGCATGTGCCGACGGCGTCGAGCCATTTCCTGTAGACGTTCACATTCGGGACTGGAATGAGACACATCGGATCCTTGCGCAATACAGCACTAAGATTCCGGACCATGCGCCACCCTGTGGAGAGTTCCACCGGGTGGGTTTGACAGAACTCAATCTGCTCAAACTCTGACACTGGGTCCTCGACGGTCATTGCAAAGCCTTTCCGCCGGAACCAGTTTGGAATTCCGTCCATGAACGCCTCAACGTCGCATTGTTCCAAAAACACGACGCAGTCATCTCCGTTGTTCGCGAGCTCGACATAAATGCCGAGTTCCCGCGCGTATGCCCACACCAAGGCGCACATGATTATGCAGTTTCCAAGCGACGTATTTAGGTCGCCTGAACTCCGAGTGCCAATCATCTCGAAGTCCACGCGTCCATCAGCGCAGTACGCTGTACCCTTGTTGACTAGCTGCCACCGCAGTAACCTCCTCAGCTCATTGCTCCCGGGAAACAGGGCATGGTAGAAGGAGTGCTCATATTTCAGAGCTTGCTGGCTGACGTGCATGTCAAACTTAGTCGCATCGAGACCGATCGCTATTGGCTTCTGGAACCGCGACCACTTCTCGTGGAGTATCTCAGCACTCACATCGGCGTTGAACCCCTTTATCACGGTTGCCCGTGTGTGGTGTCCAAACGCTTTGTTGATGGCCGAGAAATAATGGTGTTCGGAGTGCTTGAGGTATTTGCCCAACTGTAAGTTGTACCGCGCTGCGCGCGGATTGATTCCGCGCGGAGCTTTCCCCACATCCTGCTTCTCAAACTTCGCGAAAGATGTCAATCTGGCATCTCTCTCACACACTGGTTCCTGGCTGAGCGACAATTGTGCCGCTTCATACACCCGTCGTTTCCCGCCGCGATACATCTGGACCACTTGGGTCCGTGACAACACGGGGAGATTGGGCATACCATTCATTACCAGCTCTCTGAACTCGCTAAGC